TCCGTCGTGGGAGCGAACTGGGCCGAGACACACTAAGGCCCCTCAGAACGCACCGGGTTTCGTCTACATCATGGCGAACCCGGCGTGGCCTGGGCGAAGCAAGGCAGGCTTCGCGAAGGACCTTAAGAACCGCATCCGTCAGGCCAACACCAACGACCCTGACCGTGCCTACTACTTCCATGAAACGAGGAGATTTGATGATCGGAAACAAGCTGAAGCAGTTCTTCACGAGCTGCTGGCTGGCTATCGCATCGCCGGCACCGAGTGGTTCGAGCTACATCCAGACGATGCAGCCGGTATGCTACGGGGGCTCCATCGCCGGGTTGCTGCAGAAGGCAGATCGGGAGGCGATGCAGGAAGTCCTGACGAATAAATACGGCATCAGGGAAATCGAGGAGACGAATTGAGAACACTGCTGATCGACGGGGACATCCTCGTCGTATCGACTGGAGCTGCCCTTGAGGTCGAGACCGACTGGGGCGACGATGAGTGGACCCTGACGTGCGACGTCGGGGAAGTTAAGGACACCATCCTCCAAACCGTCCGCCGCCTCGAACGGGACCTCGACGCCGACGCTTCGGTGATCACCCTGTCGAAGGGCACCACCTTCCGCCACGAACTCTACCACGGCTACAAGAAGGGACGCTCCCGCAAGCCCGTTGGAACCAATGAGGTCAAGCGCTGGCTCATCGAAGAGCATGGCGCGAAATACAAGCCAGGGATCGAGGCCGACGATGTCATGGGCATCCTCGCGACCAACCCTCGGCTGATCAAAGGCGAGAAGATCATCGTGTCCCAGGACAAGGACATGCTGACGATCCCCGGCCTGATCTACCGCAATGGTGAGGTCATCACGGTGACGCCTGAAGAGGCCGAGCTGAACTGGCTCACGCAGACCCTGACGGGTGACACCACGGACGGTTATCCGGGTTGCCCTGGCATGGGTCCGGTGACGGCCAAGGACGCTCTCGTAAGGCGCATCGGGCTGGAAAGCTACGAACACACCATCGAGCGCGGCAAGCGCAAGGGTGAGACCGAGACCCGCTGGAAAGAGATCGCCGTCCCCACGCTTTGGGATGTCGTCCTCCACCAGTTCGCTCGTGCCGGCCTGACCGCTGACGACGCACTCCTGCAGGCTCGACTGGCCCGCATCCTCCACAACGACGACTACGACCACGCAAAGAAGGAACCGATCCTCTGGACACCGTGAAGCCTACTCTCTACCTCGATCTGGATGGCGTTCTCGCCAACTTCGACCTCGGCGCTGGCATCATCCTCGGCACCGACAACATCTACAAGTGGGAGTTCGTCCACGGCCCAGACGCCTTCTGGGACAAGCTCAACGCCTACCCGAACTTCTTCGGCGGGCTGCCCCTGATGGGTGACGCTCAGTACCTCTGGAACTCGGTCAAGAAGGCCAAGCCGGTGATCCTGACGGCGCTCCCCAAGGCGGGTGCTGACGAGGTCGAGCGGCAGAAGCGGGCCTGGGTCAAACACTACCTCGGTGCCGACGTCGAGGTGATCTGTTGCCAGACCAAGGACAAGCCACAGTTCTGCTCGCCGGGTGACGTGCTGGTCGATGACCGCGCCGTGAACCGTGCAGCCTGGGAGAAGCTCGGGGGCCACTACGTCCTCCACACAGCCTCGCCCCTGTCGGTCCAGCTCCTGAAGTCCATCGGCATCATCTGATGGCTGACCGTCTGATCGCCTTGTCGGGGCCTGCGGGTTCCGGCAAGTCGGTAGCTGGATCACACCTCGCGGACACCCACGGGTTCACCGCAGTGAAGTTCGCCGGTCCCCTCAAGGACATGGTTCGGGCGTTCCTAAGGTCAGCCGGCCTGACTGACGAAGCCCAGATCGAACGGCGGATCGAGGGGGACCTGAAAGAGGAACCCTGTCCGTACCTCAACGGCTGCACCCCGCGTCACGCTATGCAGACCCTGGGCACCGAGTGGGGCCGCGTGTGCATGGGCCAGAACTTCTGGATCAACGCATGGGCTCGCAAGGTCGACAGCATCGCCGGCCCGGTGGTCACAGACGACTGCCGGTTCGACAATGAGGCCGAGACGGTTCGGGCCATCGGCGGTGACGTCGTCAGGCTCAAGCCAAAGGTTCACCGCAGGAAGACTTCGAGCCACGCCGCAGAGGCCGGCATCGGGGAAGATTGGGTGACACACACGGTCAAGAACGACGGAACAATCGACGATCTGCGTGACAAGCTAAGTCTGGTGGTTGGTGTCCCATAACCCACCCACTAGCACTACGGAGGGGTTTCTTGCTCCTCCGGCAGTCACGCGGGAACTGATGGCGTACCTGAAGCAGGTATTCCCAGACAAACTCCCGCCCTTAGAGATTTCCGACCGTGAGCTTGGGGCTTTGATCGGACAACAGCGAGTGATCACTCACATCGCAGCTATGCTCCTCAACCAGGAAGAAGACCTCCTCGCAAATGTGCTCAAAGCCAAAGATTGAGAAGGCCGACCCAGTCGCTCCTCCTCCGCCCCCGGCCAATGACAAGCCTCTGGCCCCTGTCTTGAACGAAACATCCCGCCTCGCCAATCAGGAAGGCGCGAACGCAAACGCTGCCCGACGTGGCCGCAAATCCCTGACGATCCCGCTGGCCAGAACTGGCGGGTCCGGCATCAACATTCCGCAATAAACCCTTGGCCGACGTTAAGATTACCATCTCAGCGAAGGCTCTTTACGAACAGCTAGTCACCGACAGAGACCCGTATCTCAAGCGGGCTCGTCGGGCTGCTGAACTCACTGTCCCCTACCTGTTCCCCAAAGAGGGCACGACAGGGGCTGCTGACTTCGTAGAGCCTAACCAAGGTCTAGGCGCTCGCGGTCTCAGGTTCCTCGCTTCCAAGCTGAGCCAGAGCCTGTTTCCCATCAACGCGCCTTTCTTCAAATACGAAATCGACGACATCGCCCTTCAGGACCTGACCAAGGCCGACGACAAAAGGGGTGAGATCGAGAAGGCACTCAGCGCCCGCGAACGCGCGGTTCTGTCTGAGATGAACGGTTCCATGTTCCGGCCCGTCGCCTTTGAAGCCTGCCGTCAGCTCGTTCTGGCTGGCAACTACATGATCTTCATCCCGAAGAAGGGCAAGCCGCGTGGCTTCCGCCTGTCGTCCTACGTGGTCAATCGTGACCCGTCTGGCAACGTCCTCGACATCGTCATCAAAGAGCAAGTCGCTCGCGCTGCTCTGTCCGAGGACATCAAGTCCAAGATCGCAAGCTCCGATGTTGCCGATAGCGACAAGGAAGCGACGGTCGATGTCTACACGCTCATCACGCTCGATGATGCCTCCAGTCAGTACATCGTGGTCCAAGAGATCGACGGTGTGCAGATCGATGGCGAATACTCGGGCTCGTACCCCAAAGACAAGCTGCCCTGGCTGCCCCTGCGTTTCACCTATGTGGAAGGCGAGGACTACGGTCGCGGCTTCGTTGACGAGTACATTGGCGACCTGAACTCCCTCGACGTCCTGACCGAAGCACTCCGGGATGGCACCGTGCAAGGTGCGAAGGTTGTCTGGATCGTGTCCCCCAACTCGACCGTCCGCGTCGAGAAGCTGTCGAAGGCCGAGAACGGCGCATTCGTCCAGGGCGACATCAACATGATCCAGCCCCTCAGGCTCGACAAGCAGGCCGACTTCGCGGTGGCCGAAAGGTTCATCCAGCAGCTCACCGAACGGCTCTCCTTCGCGTTCCTTCTCAACACCTCCGTCCAGCGGAAGGGTGAGCGGGTCACGGCGGAAGAGATCAGGTACATGGCCGGCGAACTCGATCAGGGTCTCGGCGGTGTCTACTCGCTGCTCGCTGAAGAGTTCCAGCTCCCCGTCGCCCGACTGTTCGAGGCGCGCATGGAGTTCGTTCGCAAGGTGGCTCCGCTTCCCAAGGAGATCACCTCCACGACCATCGTTACGGGCCTCGACGCCCTCGGTCGCGGCAACGATCTGCAGAACCTCGACAGCTTCCTGGCCGGCGCAGCCCAGCTCGGTGGCCCTGAGGTGATTGGCCGATATGTCAATCTCGGTGAGTATTTCAAGCGCCGTGGTGCCGCTCTAGGCATCGACATGGGTGGTCTGATCCGCACCGACGAAGAGCTACAGGCAGCCGATCAAGCGGCGCAGCAACAGCAAATGATCTCGCAACTCGGTCCTCAAGCCATCTCCCAATTGGGCGGCATGGCGAAAGAGGGCATGAAGCAGCAAGCCCAACCCCAAGCCACGACAGGAGAACAGAATGGCTGATGAAACGATCCCCGAAGTGGTGACCCCCGAGGTCGCCGCAGAGAAACCCAAGGCTGCCCCGAAAGGCAAAGCCAAAGACAAGGCCCCGGTGAACCATGAGGTTCTCCTGAGCGGCAACGTACTGGTGACGCATTGAGCGTTGAAACCGTACAGGTCCAGACCGTAGCACCGACCGCTGAGGAAAGTGCTGCGGCCCTGGCTGCTGCTGCCGCTACCGCCCCGACAAACGAGGCTGAAGCCCGCGCCAAGATCGAAGCTGAGAAGGCCGCTGCGGCTGCCCCGGCTCGTCCCGAATGGCTCGATGCCAAGTTCCAGTCTCCCGAGGATATGGCGAAAGCCTACGCCGAGCTGGAGAAGAAGCTGGGCGCTGCCAAGGAAGAGCCTAAGCCTGACGCCGAGAAGACTGCCGAACAGATCGCCAAGGAAGCTGCCGACAAGGCCGCTGCTGAAGCCAAGGACAAGGAGCCCCCGAAGGCCTCTGAAGTCGTTGCTGATCTGAACGCCAAGTTCCTCGCTCAGGACGGCAAGCTGACTGACGCCGACTACGCCGCAGCCGAGGCCATTGGTCACGACCGCGCAACTGTCGACGCCTTCATCGCCGGCCAGCAGGCTCTTGCCGAAGTGGCAACGCAGCGCATCACCTCAGCAGCCGGTGGCAAGGAAAGCATGGACCGCATGTTCGCATGGGCGTCCACCTCCATCCCGGCAGCCGAGATCGAGACCTTCAACAAGGCCTTCGAGGGCGCTGACGTGAACGCGGCGGTGATCGCCATGGAACAGCTCAAGGGCAAGTACGAGGCAGCCAACGGGAAAGAACCGACGCTCGTCGCCGGCAAGCCCGGTGCCAACGCTTCGGACGTGTTCTCAAGCTGGGCTCAGGTGTCGCAAGCGATGTCTGACGACCGCTACGCCAAGGACCACGCATACCGGACCCAGGTCGAGCAGAAGCTCGCTCGGTCCAACAACATCCGATAAGTGACACGGCCTCCACCTCTGCATCGCAAGTGGGGGCCTTCACTCGTTTCAAAGGACATCATGAACCGCCCAGCATTCTTCGCTGCGGTGCGCTCTGTATTTGGCCCTCTGGCTGCCACTCAGGTGGCCGGCTTCACGCTGATCCTCGACCAAGCCGAGAAGGTGAAGACGCCTCTCGACCGCCTCACGTACATGCTCGCGACGACCTACTGGGAAACCGGCAGGACGATGCAGCCCGTGGCCGAGGCAAACTGGATCAAGAACGCCGAGGCTTGGCGCAAGACGCACCTCCGCTACTGGCCCTTCTACGGTCGCGGCTACGTCCAACTGACGTGGGACTACAACTACAAGAAGGCCTCCGACTATTTCCGCACGGTCCTCGGGATCAACGTGGACTTCGTCAAGAACCCCGAGCTGGTCATGCGCCCCGAGTACGCGGTCGTCATCCTGTTCGTCGGCATGGAGCAAGGCTGGTTCACCGGCAAGAAGCTCGCTGACTACATGGACGGCATCGACGAGGGCGACGTGGAAGACCTCAGAGAAATGATCGAGGCACGGCGCATCATCAACGGTGTCGACAAGAAGGTTGAGATCGCCAAGATCGGCCTCGTGTTCGAGAAGGCTCTCCGCGCCTCAGGCTACGGCCAGTGATCATCGGCACCATCCTGTTTGGCCTTGGCCTAGCGGGCATGTGGTGCGTTCCCTTCGCCATGCTGGCGTTCGGGAGCCGCTCGTGACCATCAAGTCCAGCAGGCGCACCTCCAAGATGTTCTTGCTCGGCAACACCGGGCTGGCTTGGGGGCTCGCCTTCTACAGCCTCTACACCAACCAAGGGACAGCCGCAGTGGCATCCTCGCTGGCCCTGATCGGTTCCCTCTACGGAGCCTATGTCGGTGTCGGCCACATGGATTACCGCCGCTTCCTGAACTTCTTCAACGGACAGGAGACAGGCCTATCATACCCAGGGTCTATGCCTACCTCGCCGGATTGCTTGCCGTCCTCGCCCTCGTTGGCGTGATCTACGGTAAAGGCCGGCTTGACCAGAAACACGCAGCCGAAACGGCGCTCCTGAAGGGAAACCTGAAGGTCGCTGAGCTGAACCTCAAGAACGAGAAAGACGCCCGCTTGTCGGACGCAATCCTCGCCACCGAAGCGGCCAAACGACAGGTCGCACTCACCACCAAAATCGACGAGCTGAACCAGTATGTGGACACGCTTCAAGATCGCGATAGCGTCTGCCTTAGTGGCACTGACACTGAGCGGTTGCGCGACCTCTGGAAATAGGATCGTCGCACCAACCTACCCCGAGCTGCCCGCCGATTTGCGGATATGCTTCAGCACCCAGGTTGCCCCACCGGCAGCCGGCGTGATGACCAAGAAGCGAGTGATCTTCCTGATCGCCGCCTTGAAGAAATCGGAGACCGAGAAGACCGACTGCGGCAAGCGCCTCATCGCCTTCTACGACAGCGTCTCCCACTAAGTTAGGTCGTTGCCAGAGTGGACTAATGGTGACGCAGATAGACACCGGACGGGCCTCTGCAAGGCATAACCCCGGTGCCATGGGTTCAAATCCCATACGACCTGACGACCATTCCCGACGCCTGTTCTGCAGATCACACCCCTCTTTAGGCGGTGATCATAGGAACCAAGGAAGTCTCACTCAGAAGACCACTTGTGACCCGCCAACCGCACCTGAGGGTGTGGAAGCCGGATAATCCCAACGACGCTTCCAGTGCTGCTCCGAGGTCCGCGCAAACCTCAGAACAAACACGGGAATAACAACATGGCCAATCCTGGCATCGTATCCAATCTCGGTCAGGCCAACGGCGCTGGCGACGTTCAGGCGAACTTCGTCAAGGTCGCAACCGGCGAAATCCTGAC